TAGAGGAGAGGGCCGCATCAACTTCACTAGATACAGTATCCGCTTGCATAAGATTTGCACCAGTAGCTGTGGGTTGCTCTGCTTGTGCTGTAAGAGCCATAGCTGTAGGAGTAGCTATCTCTCCAGTGACTGTACCTGTTCCTGCAGCAATATCTTGTGATGCGTCATACGGGGTTGATGCAGCGATAGTTGTGCCACCAATAGGAACACCGGGTTGATACATTTGCTCTACAGTAAACTGACCAATAGCAGGTTCGCCCTCTGCAGGAACGCTAGGCTCTATGACTGTTGGTGTGCCAGCTTGTGTGCCATCAGGGTTTGTTACAACACCACCAGTTTTAAGACGTAATGGACCTTGCCCAGAAATACCTCTGTTAATAAAATCTTGATATTCATTTTGCGGAGTGTTTGGGTTATCTCGTGGGGGTGCGCCTGATGGTAAGGGCATACCAAAAGGACCACGAGGTCCAAGACCGGGCATTTGCCCTACGTTTTGTTGGGTAGGCTGACCAGCAACTATTCGTTGCACATTAGGTGTGTTAGGATTTATAAAAGTCTGTCCCTGATTATCTGTAAAGGCTGTGCCATATATGGGTGGGTTTGCATTTGGTCTAAACGAAGTGCCAAAAGGCACTGGCGTATTTGCCATATCATCTGCTAATTGGTCTGAGTATAGGCTTGTTGGGTCAGACGGTCCCTCTGGAGCAGGTGGGTCAGGAACAGGTGTAGTATCATCTTGTGGTAACGATGCCATATATTCAGCGAGTCTTACATCGTATGGTTTAGTTCCGGCAAATGCAGACAAGTTATCGGTAGGGTTTGGTGCAGTTTGACCGCTAGATGCACGTTTTCTAGCATCAGATGTGTCTTGTTTAGAACCTACACGTATTCTAATAACTTCTCCACCTTCACCCCCTGTGCCACCCTTAAAGACTGTATAGAATTTTCCTGTAGCACCGCCACTTTGCATTTTAACTACACCGCCTCTTGCCATCATACGAGCAGAGTTGGTATACCTGTCCATTTGCTGTTGTTTAGCAGGGTCATTGGCTAAGAAGTTTTGGAACCCTTGCATATCACCTTGATAGCCCATAGACCGTGCTATCTTTTCCATGCCGCTAGGCTTGAATGCTTTGAACTGCATCATTTACTTAACGCCCTATCTAGTTTATCTTCGACACGATGCAATGCTTCCATTACACGATTCATGTCTTCTCTTAATTCATTTTTTGTAGCGTAATCTTCACGTGTTCTATTAAGTAATATATCTATACGCTTTATCTCTGACATCTGGTTGCGGAACATCCACAGCGCAGGTGCAATCACCAGCGTCAGGATAATGTTCCAAAACATCATGCTTGACAATTCCATGTATTAACTTTCTGCGTATCTATTGTATGGCATAATTGTACACCTATGCTATTCTTAAAACTGACAAGAACGTAACGTGAGCATCTTTTACCTCTGCATTTGTAGTGGTTTGCATCATGTCACCCGCCACAGTTTCAATGTTGTAATTTGCGCTTGCTCCTTGGACAGAATACACAACTACTCTAAGTTTTGTTGTGGCAGTTGTCGCCTTATATATAAAACTATTCTGCATTATCACACTGCCCTCATCATTTGATGCGTTATCACGTTGTTGATGTGCGCTTCCTTTATATGCGGTAAATGTTGACCCATCGGTCGCTATTTGAACAACGGCGGCACTGAAAGCCAACTGCTCTGATGTTATGGTGTTTGAGCGCAAGCCAACGCTAAAGCTAATTTCATACAAACCACTGCTACTGCCTAAAAGGTAAGCATCGTTAGAGGTATCAAAATTAGAAGCAGTATCATAATTGACTGTTCCGCTCCCGCCGAAATCTACAACATGCGCTGTATTGTTAGATAGCCCAGTTACATCGGTTGTTAAATTAACCTGAAAATACTCGCTCCCAGCGGCACCAGCACCTGTCACCGTGCCAGTAAATGTTGGTGTTCCACTAATTGTGGTAGTGCCGCCGATAAAATCTGCTAGTACTCTTGCTCTGCTCATATCGTTATCCTACTAAAAATCCGCTGAATACAAAATTAGCCGCTACTTCAGTATCTGTACCTATTAAAAAATTAACTAGTAAAACTTGATTAGCGGTAAGGCTTAATGTTTGACAAATTGTTGAAGAAGATGATTGACCGCCTTCTGGGTCTTGTCGAGCTATACGAGTAGTATTATCCATTGCACCATCTATTTTAAGTCTAAGAAAAGTTTGTGTTGCGGCTGAAAAGTTATTTGAACCGTCTTGTGTTATGTTGATTTGATAGATGCCAGTAACAGGAACAGTGTAAGTTCCAGCAGACGCATCAAACGCACCACCAATATCAAAGTCTTCGGTGTAACCTGTGATATCTAAACCGGAGCCAGTAAAGTCAGTTGCCGTATAACTTCTAGTAGCACGAAACGCTGGCCTTGCTGGCGTCAAGATACGACCAGTGCTGTCGATAGTCATGGCTGTAGTCGTGCCAGTAACTTCTTTGATTGTGCCTACGTTAAAGCCACTATTAAATGTAACACCACCATTAAACGTACCACCACTTGCCTTACTTACTGTATCAGCAAGCTGAAACTTTTCATATATAACAATCTCAACTACATTGCCAGCAGAAAGCGCAGACAGACCCCCCACAGTGTTTGCAGTTGTAGTGTTATAGTCTGAACCAGCTACAAGTGTTACACCATTAATACTTACGTCAATGTCAGCGTTGGCAGCAAAGGACAGGCCACCTATTTGTGATGTGCCTATGGATGTTTCACCCCCGGACGCTGTGAAATAGTGTCTTGCACGTACAGCCTCGCTGTTAATCTTAGCTACATTAAATATGTCGTAAGCGATAATCTCTACAATGTCTCCTGCAGACAAAGCAGAAAGACTGCTAATTGTGTTGGTTGTGCCTACACCGTAGTCTGTGCCTTGTACAAGTAGAACACCATTGAGGTACACATCTAAAAATTCACCGTCAGTAAACTTTAGTGTTTTGCTATTATCATCTGCACCAGACAGTGATGTTTCACCGCCAGCAGCAGTAAAGTGAAAGCGTTGTCTAACGCCTGAACCTGTTGGTGATTTACCTATGTATGGCATTTATGACCACTCCTCTTTAGGCACGGTAGGCCATGTTTCTGATGAAGGAAGAGATGTTCCGCTATTACCCCTTTTACGAATTACTCGTAAAGCATTTCGGTAAACATTAAAAGCTGCAACACAATCTGTTGTTAAACCTGAGTTTGGAATCTGTGTCCAATCAGTATCATTCAACAATCTTTGTGCTACCTGTTTGCTATTAAACCCATCTGTTGTATAATTTGCCATTAGAAACCTTTACATCCATAAATTGCGACTGTACCAAAAACACTCTGCCTAGTTGAAGCCGCATCAAAAGTTGTGCCAGCTTGGTCAATGGCACTGGCCCCAAAACACCCAAAAACTATATCTGTAGCACCAAATGTATCTGCAACTACTGTTCTGCCTCCATACTCTTCATTAAAATTTTTGTCGGCTGTATCATCTTGGGAGAAATTTCCTAAACCAAACCAAGTAGTATCAATAGAAGAAGAAACAGGATTGGCTATATTTATATAACCTATATAGGTGTTAGCAGCAGTGCCAACCGAATTACCCATCATTATCACACCATTATCTACATGATATACTATACCCCCTACCGACGAAGTATTACTTCGCGTAAAGGCTACACCTGTTTCACTTTCCTTACCACTACTATCCACTGAGCCGCTATTTCCAAATTGAAACCCAACGGCTTCAATGCCCAGAGAATGTGCGGGGCATTGAATTTTATATTTTGCATAATACAATGTAAAATCTGATGAAAATGCATTAGCAAAATAAAACACATCTGCACCTGCACTGCCTGATGTTACAGATTTAGTCTCTATGTGGTGAAAACCATTATTATTAAACTGGTCTACTAAATCACGTGCTTGTGTCATTATGGTTTCTCCGGCCACTTAACATCATCTAGTGATGAATATGTTTTCGTTATATCCCGCAAGGCTTGGCGATAAGTTTTCATATTGTCCGTCATGGTTACGTCAGAAAATCCAAAGTAATCTGTATCTGCTAACAAGCGGTTTCGCTCTTCCCGTAATTCTTTTAAATCACGCGCTGCCTGACCATCTGCCCACGCCTTTTCTTCTGCATCTCTTGCGGCTTCTTGCTCTTCGGTGAAGGGAACTTTTTTACCTTTTACTAAGCTATATCTGGTCATGGCTTATCCCCCTGTAACAGCAAAGACACTTATTAGTGCTTTAGAAATATTGCCGCTAGAAAAGTAATATGCTATCCCCTCTGGCTGAGTTGTAACTTGGTCATATCGTAGCATGTTTGCGCTTGCATCAGTTGCTACAACTTGACTAGCGTTAACTCTGAATGCGTGTGAAAAATGCATAGATTGATAGTTAGTTGAGGCAACGTGCGGCAACCAAATATCAGCATTCCACATGACTCCACCTTCAACGATATGCACGGCACCAACATTACCACTCACAAACCCAGCAGTTGCGTTTGCGGTGCTTCCATTGTTGATATTGTAATAATAGTAATTTGAACCTGAGAGAAAACCTTCAGAGTTATCTAAGAATACAAAAGCAGCATACACATTATCACTTGCTGGATACATCCTACCAAAAACTCGATACCTGTCATAAGTCGTATTAAAAACATCTGGGCCAAACTTTATGTTTGCAACTGCTGTCGATGTTTCTTGCGTTTCTAAATGTACAAGCCCGCCAGCACCTGTCACCGTGCCAGTAAAGGCAAATGTATCAGCAAGGTTCATACTTTCAGATTGAATTTTAGAAAGTGCCATTACTACCTCTTATGAGTATGGGCTATCACCAAGCACACTTGTGTCCCAAGCTGCTTTTAATTTTGCAATCGTGTCTGCGTCTGTAATTGCTTTTGCAGCAGGTGCATCACGCAATGCTTTTTTCTTAGCTACAGAAGCAGCTTGTGCATCACTATCAGCAGCTTCTAATGCTTTCATATACACCACATCTTCTTCATCAAGCAAAGGTTGACGAATCTCACGAATTTTATCTTTGAATATTTCTTTTGACTTGGTTAGGTCTTCTGTAATTACATTGCCAGACAATGACCATGCGCTACGAAAGTCTCTGTTGGCAGGAACAGTAGCCTTTGAAGCATCAATCTGATTACCGTCCTTGTCAACGATATATGTTGTTACAGCCATGATTTACTCCTTATGCTGCTAGTTCTAAATTATCAGAAATGCGCCATGTGCTGCGCCATTCCCGTGTTTGTGGTAACTGTTCCTTTTTACATATTACCATCTTGGGCTTGTTGCCCTCATTCCAAGATTGCCACACATGTTGTGGTACATCTTTTTGAATTAGATATTCAATTGCTTCTTCTTCTGTCATTGGACCAACAGGTTCTGTCTGATGCAAAAGATAGCCACGAGTATGCTTCTTAAAGTCTGGTTGCGCTTCGTCTTTTGCTAATTCCCAATACACCCACACTGGCGGTAAGATGCCGCCTTGTAACGCACATGCCATCCAGTTAGGGTCGGGTATTAGTATCTTGGCGCACTCATCTACATTGTCTTCGTACACCACACGGTAGTCTGACTGAACACCATCTAGGTTTTCTTTTGCCCAACACAAGCGGTCAAACAGGTGTGTGCCTTCAAACTCTGGTGTTTGCATTACGCTAAATCTCCGTGCATTACAAAAGACGAACCATCTTGAAAGTCCAAAGCAGAATTACTAGTGCTTCTAGCAAATATCCTTGGCGCAGATGCTGAACCCAACGTATCTGCATCTCTACATAAAAATCTTGCTGCAGTTTGACCTGTTGATGTTTTTTCAGCGGCACTTCCCCCAATGCTTATGTTTGTGCTTGAAAAGGCATTAATAAGAGTAAAGGTATCATCTGCAGTAGCGTTCTCTGTCATACTTGATACATTAATTGAGTCACGTACTACTGCTGACCCTGACCCTGTACTGTCAAACACTCCCCACGCCTTTGCACTACCATTAACAACAAACTTTGTGTTTATTGTATTTGGTATGGTAACACTACCTGCACCTGTTGTTTCAGTTGTTGTAGTGCCTTGAATCTGGTCCGTTACAATTGTACCTGCCATTATGCTAAATCCCCTAAAACTGCCATACCTGCTTGCGAATCATCATTCGCATTACTTGTTGCATATGCATATCGCATATCGGCTGCAGTTGTTGTATAAGCAGCATCTGGCATCACCCCTCTGACAGAACCTGTTGTTGAACCTCTATTACCACAACAGCCCGGTAAACATAAATAAACAATGTCAGAAAATGCACTTGTAAAATTATGAATTTTATGACCACCATTCGTGTCCGTAACTGAACTGTGGTTTAATGATTTGTTAAGTGGGTCTACACTAGTATTGTCTTGTTCAGAGTATGCTTTAATCAAGCCTGATTCCAAAGTCTGAGTAACACTAGCACCAACCGTCACGGTGACAGTCTTAGCAGTGGTTACGCCAGTGAGTTTGTTTGTTTTTATCTCACTCATGCTAGGTCTCCGAATATTGCTGAACGCACACCATCAGTATCATCGTATTCACCAGCACCTACCCCATGATAACTTCCATAAGCTGTTTCAATATCATAACGACTGGTAGAATTGTCCGAATGATGTTGGCATGTGCTTATTAAGCCTCTTTGATGCCCCCCTGCAGTAGTAGAACCATCATCATCTGTATTCCATGAACTGCAAAGAACAACTCTATCAGTTGCACTTGAGGTGTTCGTTGTAAGTGCGTTATTAGTTATGCCTGTTGTTTCATCAGTAACGCTAGAAATATTTAATGAACTATCTGTAGTTGTGTTTGTTTGGTCGTAGCTTAATAGTGTAATAGCAGCTTCCTGCTTTGTCAGAGTTGCTCTGCCACCGCTTGTGTTTTGTATGGTATCTACCTTTAATGTACTCATGCTATCACCAAGTTACCGCCGGATGTTACCGTTAGTGTTACCCCTGTTGCTACAGTCAATGGACCTGCAGCCAGTGCATTTTCATCTGCATCAATGGTTGTGTCTGTGTCTAGTTGTTGCTGATGCACACGGAAGATATCACCTTCTTTACCACCATTAACTGTGCCATTGTCACCTTTGAACACGCCGCCGCCGCCGGAACTAGAACTACTAGTTGTGCCGATAGCTTTGCCTTGAAACACAACATAGAAATCATCAGTAGTTTCTACATCACCTGTCATAGTAAGGGTAGTGCCGCCTGACGTAGTATAGGCTACACCCGGCTCTTGACGGACGTTATTTACAAATACTTCAATTTCATTTGCACTACCGACAGAGTGGTCTAGCGTGTACCCACGTTTTGCAGGCACACCTGTTACACCAGTGAGGTCTTGGTACTCAACGGTGGTAGTTAGTACTGCAGGTTCGTTACCGATATATGGCATTAAGTTATCTCCATAATGCTCAAGGTTGTATCAGCACTATTGGCTGTATCTGAGATGACACTAATAATATGCCCAGCTTCCATGATAATCTTATTACCTGCCATATATTCAAAAGACGATGAAGAGGGAATAGGTATATCTTTTGCTAAGAACACAGTAGAGTCAGCAGCCAGTTTAATATCAACTAATATCTGGCTACTGCTCGTATTAGCAATGGTCAGGCCAATAACAACTGTGGTAGCACCTGTAGGGGCTGCATATACATTCATGGCTGCATTTGCTGCAGTGCTAGAGCCATTGAATGTTTTTACTTTGAAGGTATTAGCCATGACCTACTCCTTATGCATCTTCAATTAGCGCAGCAACGATACAATTTGCGGCGGCATCGCCTGCATCTAGTACATCGGCAGCTATTGCATGAATTTCTCCTACTGTTGTATTATTAGGTCTAAAACAAACAGTTTCACTTGCACCTACATGTATACCCTTTGTATTACCATGTGCTGCTTCGTTATTACTTCCATCAAGAGAAATCATAATACCATCTGCAGAAGATAAATTTTTAACTAGAAGAAACTTTACTTTATCTCCTGTTGCAATTGCTGTTGGGGCTGTGTCTTGGTCCACAGCAGTGTAATCAAGAAAAGTCCCAGCAATCAAATCTGCTGCTGTTGTTTGGACTACTGTTTTTTTGTAATACCATTTAGCGTTAGCAACATCAGTGTCAGTAGGAGTTACTGTGATTGAGCCGCCTATAGTTTTAGCAATCTCATCAGGCAATACCGTTGCCTGTACGGTTACTGAGGCATCGTTTGCCATTTGTTAGTCTCCTTTAATTAAGGCTTATAACACTATAATTATACCACAATCATAATGTTTTGTCAAGCACTTTTTATCCAAGTGCTATTGCTAATGCGGTAGGGTCATCTTTTGAAAACCCTGCGCTTGTTAAGTTTTCTTGTATTTGTGTAAATGTTGCTTTTTTTCTTGCACCGCCAGACGTATCGTGTATTAAAATTTCATCACCATTTTCAATAGGGTCTGATAAAGCAGCTATGCTATTTACATCAAAATCTGTTAAATTACCTGTTGTTATTATTGTGCCAGTTACAGCGGGTAAAGTTACAGTTACGTCAGCAGTATCGGCAGCACCAACCAAAGTTACTGCATTCGTGCCGTTGTCTGTATCTTCTTTAAATATAATAGAACCAGCAGAAGAAGCTGAACCTGTTAAGATAGGGGCAGTCAAACTTTTATTTGTAAAAGTAGTTGTGCTTGTGGGTGTTACGCTTGATACGTTCGCATTAATATATGCTTTGATAGATTGTTGTGTAGCCAAACCTGTATCACTATCAGACGCAAAGTCATCTTCATCAAGAATAGATGTAATGGCTGTTGAACCAGAGGCAATCTTTAGTTTCTTAATATCAACTGAACCAGCACCATCAGGACTAATAGTAATGTCACCTGCAGAGCCATCCGCTATGGTTATAGAACCAGAACTTGAACCCGCATTAGTATTTAATATTAAGTCACCCGTGCCATTTGTGGTAATCGTTGCGTTAGCGTTGTTGTCACCTATGCGTACAGTGTCTGCATCTAACTGGACATCTCCATCTCCGTTAGGTGCAAGAGTTATATTTCCATCTGTATCTGTGCTACTAATGGTGTTTCCATCAATAGTAATATTGTCAATGTCAACTTGTGTGTCCATGACAATTGTACCATCAGACTTAATACGCATACGTTCTGTTGCAGCAGCAGATGTATTTGTTTTAAATACAAGAGCAGTAGAATTATTATCAGATGCAAAAGTAGCTTCTGCTACAGCTTCAATAGCTGCACCGTCAAGAATAGCATCTCCACTACCAGCTTCATCTGGCGCATTAAAAGTAATCTTACCTAAGACGTTACCACTTTCAACAGATGTATCGCCTGTTTGCAAATTAAGTTCAAAGCCAGAAGCTGCTTTAGCTTGTACACCGACATTATGTTCATGTGTAAGCGTTACTTCTTCGTTTACACCTAGTTTAATAACGCCACCATCTGAAAGCACACTGATATTACCACTAACATTA